AAAATAGGTTTTGAATTTCATTTCCGTTGCTCCTATCACAGAAACCGTTACCTATCAAGCTAAACAAGCGACATGATAGGCGGAAACGGCGTCACCTGAAATCAGCGATCTATTCGCCTTGTTGCCGGCGACGAATTCGCACCATGTGTTCCACCAATGGCGCGAGCCGCCAGTGGAAGCGCACACAGCGACATAATCGGCAATCTTGCGGCGTTTCGTTTCCGGCTTCACAGACTTGGCCAATTTGAAAGCGGCTTCACCGAGACCGAGACGTTTCAGATTGTGGGTATCGAGACAGGCAACTTCGAGCCCGCAAATCTGCGCGATGAAGCTGGCTTTCACGATGCCCAAGCCGGGGATGTTCGATAGAACGTCCACCGCGCCAATCGTATCGCCAATAGCCACGGCCGTCACAACGGCCGCATGCAGCACAGCGCTGTGCTCGACGGCATATCTGTAGCCATTGCGCTTCGACCCAAACAAGGCCTTGGCTTCACCGCCATTCGCCTTGATGTCGGTCATCTGGCGCTTCACCGATTGAAGCGGTTGCTGAATGGTGCACAGCACAAAGGAAATGACGTCGGTTAGTCCCGACGGAGAAGCGAGCGCATGCGCCCGCATCAGCGGCATGTCACGATCATACATGATTTTATGTCCCAAGCTTTAAGGTTTCAACAGTTCAGGAAACCGCACCGCAGTGCGGAAACCTGAAATGTTCTAGCGGCCGATATAAGTTTCAGCGGTGCCGGCGGCCGACCAAAGCTTAGACCCTACGGTTTCCCAAAGCTTCGCGGTCTTTTCGTCTTGCCAGTTTACACGGATATGTTCTGCCTTTTCACCAGCGATTTCTGCGAGTGTTTCCAGCATTGCGGCCAAGCCGTAGGCGTCGACCATGTTTTCGAGTTCTATCTTTACGGTTTCCGTAAGAGGTTTCATGTCATTTCCCTTTCTGCGTTTAAACAATCTGATAGGCACACACTACCCTAATCCGTTACCATGTCAACTCAAACCGTTATCACGAAATGTTACAACCGTTACTCACTCTCTTATAGATACCGTCCCCCATTGATTTCATTGAGGTTTAAGCCCGACAAATGCCCGACAAGATTCTGGGCTTGTCGGGCATTTGTCGGGCAATAATAGTTATTTGTCGGGCTTAAATTGAGGCTTGTCGGGCTTAAAGCACAATGAAATCAACAATGCCCGACAAATGCCCGACAATGCCGGACTCTAATGCAGCTAAGACTGACAAATTTTTGTGTCTATAGGACACAATGTCAGGCTGTCGGGCTTCGTTTGTCGTCCATCATCTTGTCCGGCTTAGGTATTAAAACCCCACAAATGCCCGCCAGGAAGCAAATCCCTGTGCATTGACACCATCCACCGTGCCGAGCTCGAATCACGCCAGTGGCCATCCTTGTGGCGCTGCGGCCCCATGAAGCATCCCCAAGTATAGACTAAGTATTTGATTTAGTTACATTATTCCCGCCAGGCGGGCACTGCCTCATTGTGCGTTTGATTGCACCGTGCTTGCAACAGTATAGTAACGGTTTGTTGAGGGTATAGTGAATAATGTAATGATATCAATGGGTTGCAGCGGCCCTGCCAAGTATAAGCGGCGGCCGGGTATCGTCGGCACGGGGGGTACAACTCAGGATTGGGCCCCCTACTGTTTGCGCAAATACTGGAAATTGAAGACCCGTTCGCAAATACTGGAAATTGAAGACCCGTTCGCAAGCGCATAGGCGCGTAGGGACTCCTCGATTGAGGTTTCATCTTATATTTGCATTGAAATAAGCGCCAATCGATCCGGCGTTCAGGAAATCGTTGTATTCCTCCTCCGACACACCCGTGTAATCGTAGCTGCTGCCGTCGCGGAATGTGACGGTGAGTGTCTGCGTGTCCTCGTCCCATTCTATGTCGGTGATCGCGCTGCTGCTGACGGAGACCATTCAAGGGACTCCAGGAGCATCGTGGCGCGTCCATTCGCGCACCGACCCCCAGACTTCCGGTGCGACCCCACCTTTCGCCTGGAGGCGCAGCAGCGCCTCTTGGATATGGGATGGAATCGCCACCGGGTTGGTGGCGCGTTCGTACTCGGAGATGCGGATCTTTTGCGCGTAACCAAGGATGCCCGCCAACTCGCGTTGTGTCAGACCGAGGCCCAACCGGATGCGTCGGAAGTCTCGGCCGGTGAGTTCCTCAGTCATACGATCTTCCTCAGGGGAGCCGGCTTGATTTGATGGAACGGTGAACCGCCCTTGGCCCAGCGGTCGACCAGGGACTGGAAGGCATGCTCGACCACGGCCGGTGGCACGTTCGCGCCGAGCTGCACCTCGATCTCGTCAGAGGGTGACTTGCCGACGATGACGATGACCATGCCGAGCGCCTCCGGCTCCGCCTGGTGGAAGTCCTGCCACGCCACGTCCAGCAGTTCCATGAACAGCTTGCGCTTCATTTTGCTTCCCTCACCCTGACCCAACATGCTAGTGTAACGGTTCATTCTGTGCAACACAATGGAGAAGGTCCCATGCCTTCGGTGAGTGAAGCCCAACGCAAGGCGATGCAGGCCGCCAACGCGGGGAAATCGACGCTGGGCATTCCTGCGTCGGTGGGGAAAGATTTCGCAGCAAGCGACCGCAAGAAGCGGAAGGCGGGGCCGTTCTCGCTGCCGGTGCGGAAAAATGTGAAGCCGAAAGGCATGAAGTGAAACGAGCCGACGGTGGCGTCACGATTGTCATGCGCCACACCGACATCAGGAGTGGGGCCATGAATGATCCCTGTGTGATTGACCTCTCGCACCACAACCCAACGCCGGACTGGGCCAAGCTGGTCTCGATTGGCGTCGTCGGCGTCATCCACAAGGCGACCGAAGGCACCACCTACAAGGACCCGACGCTCTATGAGCGCGCGCGGGCGGCGATGGACAGCGGCTTGCTGTGGTCGACGTACCACTTCATGCGGCCGGGCTCGATGACCGAGCAGATGGACTGGTATCTGGAGGTGGTCGACCCGGTGCAAGGCGAGCGGGTCTGTCTGGATCACGAGGACGACGGTGTGTCCCTCGACGAACTGGAGGCGGCGGTCAATTATTTGCTTCTGACGCGGCCGGATTTGCAGGTCACGATCTATTCCGGCCACTTGATCGAGGAGCAGCTCGGCTCCACGCGAAACGATTACCTGGCCGACAACACCAGCCTGTGGACCGCCCAGTACACGACGGCCTCGGCTCCCTCCTGGCCGACTGGCACCTGGCCTGAGTGGTCGCTGTGGCAGTACAGCCAGACGGTGACGGTGCCCGGCATCAGCCAGAAGGTCGACGGCAACCGGTGGAATGGCGACGAGGACGCTCTTCGCCTATGGTTTGGACCGGCCAGCGCCATCGAGCCAGCGCCGCCCGAACCAGCCCCCGGCTACGAGACGGTGGACATTGCCATCGTCACCACGCCGGGGGTGTCAGTTTCTGTCACCCTCAATGGGGAAGGCATCGTCGTCAGCGCGTCATGAGCCGCAGGAAACGGGAGCCAGGCGAGCAGGCGACCGAGGACGCCATCCGCAAGGCGGTCGATGACTGTCTGGCCATCATCGATGCGGCAGCGGCCACCCATGCGGCATTCAGCAATGAACGGACCATTCGCCACGCCATCGCCTGCTGGCTGTTTGCCGAATGCCGGGACCGCAAGCTGCGCGCCCTGCATTTGGATGAATTGTTTGGCAGGACTGTCGCCATCTCGGTGCAGGTGGTGATGGACGATCGGGGCCAGCTTGGTTCGCTCTTTGCTGATCTGGAGCATGTCCGTTACATCGCCTTGGCTGACTGGGGGAAGAAGAAATGACCGACACCGACATCGCGGCCCTGGTCGATCGGCTGCGTGCGCTGCGAGGCTGGTACACGGAAGATGACATTCGGCTGCATCTTGACGCCGCCGACGCGCTGGAAGCCCTACAAGCCGAGAATGAACGACTGCGCGAGGCCGTGCTGCCCGTCGAGCCAACAGAAGAGATGTTGGCCGCAATATGGGAAACCATCTTTGATGATGCTTACAACGGAACACAGGCACCTGCGGCAGGCGCTGCCTATGACGCCCTTCGCGCCGTCGCTCTTGCGGGAGACAAGCCATGACCGACACCGACATCGCGGCCCTGGTCGACCGCGGCGATGGACGAGCAGGCCAAGGAGTGACCCCGCACCAATCCCGGCCTCACGACAATGCGATTGGCCTCAGTGAAACAAGCGCTGGCCGGGAACTCGGCCTGTCGCGTCGCGTCATCCGCGCCGCCATCGAGTGCGGTGACCTCAAGACCGTGAAATTTGCCGGGGCCCGCTACATCCCGCGCAACGAAATCGAGCGGATCAAACGCATGTTCATGCAGCAATGACGCCGCATCGGCTTGAATGGATTGTCATTTATGCCGTATTGATCGGTCTGTTGATCGTCATGGCGCTGTGGGTTTCGACATGGTGAAGAAGACCTGGGGGCCGCACAATTCGCCGGATATGCGGAGCTTGCGCGAAAAGCGCCGCGACAAGGCGCGCGGTGAGGCCCACTTAAATGATCGTGAACGCCTGCTCGCCCAAGGCATTGTCGGCGGCCTGACCAAGAAGGCGGCTTTTCAGAAGGCCGGATTTGCGCCAACAGCGGTCTCGGACCCTGATTCGATCCTGAATAAGCCCCGTTTTGTTCGCTATCTCGAGACGCTCAGAAAACATCAGATCGAGCGGCTGGACTATTCCATCGACAACCTCTGTGCGCGTCTGGAGCGGGTTTACCTGGAGGCCATGGATGTCCGCCAATATGGGCCGGCAGTACAAGCGATAATGGGCATTGGGAAGATGATGGGACATACTGCCGATAGAACCGAGATAGAGCTACATATTCTGTCGAAACCTTCACGAGAGCCTACAGATATACTAACTCTTAGCCCTGAAGACTGGCAACGTCAATTTGCACCGAAGAAGATCGCCGGTTATGGCGCTGCTGAAGCCACGTCGCCCAACGGCAGTTCTCCGGTGAATAGCCAAGATCGCCATTGATGCGGTCGATGGTCAGATTGTCCGCATATCCGTTCGCCAAAGCCCATTTGTGGAAGTTCATATAATCGTGCCACTCCTCGCAGATCGTAACGTGTTGGTAGCAAAGCTTTGTTTTCTTTCTTATCCGAGCGTGCATGTTGCGCCAGCACACCCACAAACGGGTATCCGCATAGCCGTGCTTTGTCCGGCTCTTCCTTATCGTTTCCGAGCGCAGGCAGCCGCAGGATTGCGCGTGGCCGTTCAGCAGATTGGCGCGCATCACCACTTTTTCGTTGCCGCAAAGGCATCGACAGCGCCAGAAAGAGTTTTTATTGGTGCTGTATGCGCGGGAAACGACGGTTAGCCGTCCAAAGACCTGATCGATCATCCTTTGTAAGATACTGTAAAAGGATGGGTCGTCAATGATGAACGTGTCCATTCGCCTGGGCTTTGTGCCGCAGCCTGGCCCACAACTCGCCTTCATCAAGTGCCCGACGGATATCGTCGTCTATGGCGGTGCGCGCGGCGGCGGCAAGACCTACGCGTCCCTTGGCGAATTCTGGATTCACGCGGAGGACCACGGTCAGAATGCCGTCGGCCTCATCGTCCGGCGTTCCAGGGAGGATTTGAAGGACACGATTGCCACTGCCATCCGGATGTATGGTAACGCGGCGCGGTATGCGGAAAAGGGCAACGTATTCCGATTCGCGAACGGAGCGCGCCTCAACTGCGCGTATCTCGAAAACGACCGCGATGCCGAGAATTACCAAGGGTGGTCTCTCACCCGCGTCTATGTCGAGGAACTGACCCAATTTCCGATGCCCGATCCGGTCTTCAAGCTTCTCGCCACCCTCAGAAGCTCGCACGGCATCAAACCGCAGATGCGCTGCACCTGCAACCCCGGTGGACCGGGTCACGGATGGGTCAAGGAGTGGATCATCGATCATGGCGAATATGAACTCGTCACCGATAAGGAATCTGGTCTTCAACGCACCTTCATTCCGGCCAGACTGGCAGACAACCCCGCATTGCTCGACAACGATCCAAATTACGTCAATCGATTGCGCGCAGTGGGTTCCCCAGAACTGGTCCGCGCTTGGCTTCTCGGTGACTGGACTGTCATCGAAGGTGCCTTCTTCCCCGAATTCTCCCGTGAAAGACACGTCATCGAGCCCTTCGACATCCCCGACAACTGGACTCGGTGGCGCGCCATGGACTGGGGCAGTGCCAAGCCGTTCTCCGTCGGTTGGTACGCCCACGTCCAGGACGACACCCATCAGGACGGAAGAATCCTGAAGAGGGGCGCGATCATCCGCTACGCGGAGTGGTATGGCTGCGAGAAGCCGAATGTCGGCCTGCACATGACGGCCGAGGAGGTGGCGCATGGCATCGTCTATCGCGAGACGCAGGGCGGCAAACGGCAAAAAATGGCTTATGGCATACTCGATCCTTCTGCCTTCGCTGTCATTTCAGGTCCGTCAATCGCGGAGACCCTCGCGCGGCATGGAGCGCCGTTTCGCCGCGCAGATAACACGCGTAAATCGAAGGATAAGCGCATGGGTGGATGGGATCAGGTCCGCAACAGACTGAAAGGGGATGAAGAAAAGAACCCCATGTTGTTCATCTTTGAGACCTGCCGGCATCTGATACGAACATTACCCATGATGCAGCACGATCCCTACAATCCCGAAGACCTCGACACCGAAGCCGAAGACCACGCGGTGGACGAGCTCCGCTACTCCTGCCTCAGCCGGCCGTTTGGCACCAGGACCGAGAAGTTAGACAACAAGAACCCTTATCTGATTGCTAATGTGTTTAAACTCAAAGACTTGCACTGAAAATTCCTGTTGACATCCGTTACATTACCGTTACTTTCGCTCCTGCACGTAGACCGGAGGCAATGGCGCTCTCTGGCTCGTCTACAACGGAGAGGTCTTATGGACTTCCAGATTAAGCCTACCCCCGTGCCTTCCACGGTGGCCGACCTTCTCAAGCAGAAGGATATGAAGGGGGGATTGACCCTCAACGACTACGTAGAGACGTGCTACGTCGCGTTGTGGCCCAATCCTGACTTCCGCAAACTGCAAGAGGCTGTCTATGACGAGGATGCTGTTCACGGCTCTTGCGCCATCGATAGCTACAAGGCGGCCGAGATGATCGCGCTATACTCCATCGACCATGAAGTCCCGGTCGTCAGCCTCAAGAAGCTGGCCACCATCGTCAAGTCGATGAACGTAGTGGCGCGCCGCTATCACATGGGGCGCGCAGAGCGCCGCATGACCGTTGGCGGCCAGATCATGCCCGGTAACAACAACGCCGAATAAGGTCGAGCGAGGGCGGCCAGCGCGGGCCGCCCTTTTCGCTTCAAGGAGCAGTTCAATGCGAGGCAATCAAAAAAAGGCGAAGCTTTCGCCTCAGGTGGAGCGTGCCCTGTGGGTCTACGACCGCCGCAGGATGGCCGGCGAAAGCCTGGCCTATGACGACATGGAGCTTGAGGCCGGTGTGTCGTCGAGCGCCTTCTCCCGCGCTATCGCCATCCGCATGGCGGAAGACAAGATCGCTACGGAGCAGGCCATTGCGTTGTCGAAATCGGCCGCCAAGAAGCTGGTGTTGGCGATCCGTCGAGCGACCCGTGAGCTTGACATGCAGTACGAGACGCGGGTTCGCAACGAGGCCAAGAAGCTGCTCGACGAGTGGCACATTCCCGATTACCTGAAGACGTTGCGCACTGTTCAGACGATGCTGAAGTGGAAACGCGGCATCATGAGTCGGGCTGAATACGTCAGGATTATTCGTTGCCTGCATCCCGATACCGGGGCGCACGTCACCGATGAAAACCGTAACGAAGCCTTCCGCCTGTTCACGCAGTACGAGGCTCGCTTGGTTGACGACAATGAACAAGTTGATCTCAAAAGGGTCAGTAATTTACCCAGCACAGTCGAGGAATTGCTGGCGCGCAAGCGAAGTCGTTTAAACACCTGACGAACTGTGGTATGTGCCTTTGGCAGGCCCTCTAAGGCTTGTCAGGGGTAATGGCCAACGATCCCGAAATCACCAATCCACCGGTAGAGCCGTCAGCGGCTGAAATCGGCAAGCCGAATACCGCGCCACTGGATGCCGGTGGCGTGGATCGCGAAGTCGACCGCCGTTATTGGGAGCAATGCCTCTCCGACGCCGAACGCGCCGAGCAAAATTGGCGGCGTCGCGGAAGAGAAATCGTCGGCATCTACCGCAACGAAGGCCCCGGCACCAACAGCCCGAAATCAGCCAAGAACGCCGGCGGGCAGTATTTCAACATTCTCTTCGCGAATACGGAAGTCATGCTTCCGGCGATTTACACCAAGCCGCCGACGCCGGTGGTGCGATCACGCTTCATCCAGGCCCGCAAGATGGTGCCGGTGCCGCCGCCCATGATGCCACCGCCAATGGCACCTCCCATGGGCGGTCCTCCGATGGGTCCGATGGGTGGCCCGCCGGACTTAGGCCCGATGCCTCCTGGAGGCATGGGCCCGCCTCCAGGACTGCCTCCCGGCGGTCCAGCCCAACCTGTTCCTGGCGTTCCGCCAGGAATGGTCCCCCCAGGATTGCCGGAAGGGCCGCCACCCGGCTTGCCGGGTGGCGCACCGCCCCCGCCGATGGGCATGCCGCCGCCGATGGGCCCACCGCCGATGATGGAAATCCCGTCGCCTGGCCCCAGCCCCGAAGACATCGACACGGCCGCCGCCGTCATGGAAAAGGCGCTCGAGATCGTCGTCCAGGAGGAAGGCAGCCACGAAGCGGTGAAGTCGGCGATCAAGGACGTGCTGCTTCCCGGCCGTGGCGTCTGCCGCGTGCGCTGGAACCCGAAGCTGGTCGACCAGCCGGTGATGGCCGGCGACGGTGCCACGCCGCTGCCGACGGGCGCGGTGCCCGGTGCTCCGCCGCCGATGGAGACCAAGAAAATCTGGGAAACCACCAACATCGAATACGTCTACTGGGAGGACTTCCTGTGCGATCCCGTCCGGCAAGCTGTGGATATGAAGTGGATCGCCTTCAGGCATCTGTTTACGTCGGCGGAACTGATCAACGAATTCCAGGGCACACCGGAATTCGATAAAATAGTGGCTACCGGCAAGATCGACTCACTGCTCAAATGGACCGAAGAGTCGGCCGCCAAGAGCCCGCCGTCAGGCGGTTCCTGGACCAAGAGCGCCGAGAAGCTCGGTGACGCCATCCGTCC